CAGGCGTGGATCCCGACCGGCCGAACGACATCCGCATCGTCCTCTGGAACGTGGCGGTCGCCGGATCGATCGAACGCCGCAACATGGGGCCTGCGGACTATGCCGCGCTCGAGACCTGGATGCTGGGGCTCTCAAACTTCACCAATGGCGGCACCAGCTTCAACGCAGCCTTCACGGAAGCCAGTGCCTTCTTCGCGGGCGGCGGGTCGAAGCGCCGGATCGTCATCTTCGTGACCGATGGCGAACCGGCACCCGTCTCCTCGGTCGATGCGGCGCTGGCGATCATCCGCACCCTGCCGCCTGCGGACATCTTCGGCTTCAACATCGCACTGGCCGACACCTCCTACACCGCGCGCATCGACAACACGCCCGTGGACGGGGTGCCGGTGATCCCGCCCGGCAACCCGCAGGCGCTGGTTGCCTCCCTCCGCGGGGCCTTCGGCAACGGCCCGGACATGAACCCGGCCCATATCATCCGGGAATGTCTGACCAACCGCGACTGGGGCCTTGGATACTCGTCGGTCGAGATCGGGGCGAGTTTCAACACTGCGGCCGACACGCTTTACACCGAGGGCTTCGGCCTCTCGCTGATCTGGCAGCAGGACTCGTCCATCGAGGAATTCATCGGCAGCGTCCTCGACCATATCGACGCCACGCTCTTCATCGACCGGCGCACCGGGCTTTGGGAGCTGAAGCTTATCCGGGCGGATTATGTGGCTACGACGCTTCCCCTGTTCGATGAGACGAATGTCGTGGATTGGGGGCGCCTCGGCCGCAGGTCGCCGTCTGATCTGGTGAACAGCGTCACGGTCCGGTTCACCGATGCCTGGACGGACGACACGGGCGCGGTCTCGGTGACGGATACCGCCCGGGTCCAGGCCATGGGCGAGGTGCTGGCCAACACGCTCGACTATCCCGGCATCCGCTACCAGGGGCTCGCCGTCCGCGTGGCCGAGCGTGACCTGCGCGCGCTGTCGGCACCCCTCCTGACCGGCGAGATCGTCGTCAACCGCGAGGGTGCGGACCTCGGGCCCGGCGATGTGATCCGGCTGCGCTCGACGCGGCTGGGGCTCGAAGATGTGGTGATGCGGATTTCTGAGATCGGACATGGGGACGGGCGCGACAATGGCATCCGGCTGAAGATCGCCGAAGATGTCTTCGCGCTGGGCGCCACCGCCATCGCGGGCGGTCGCATGCCGACCGGCACCGGTGTCGCCGCCCCGCCGCGGGCCCTAGCGCGGCGCATGGTCGAGGAAGCCCCGTACTGGCTCCTCGTCCGCGAGCTTGGCCACAGCGAGGCCGACCGCCGTCTCGCCGACGATCCGGACGCAGGCGCGCTACTTGCGACCGGCGAACGCCCCAGCGCCGATGCTTTGGCGGCCCAGCTCTGGGTCGATCCCGGCACCGGACCCACACAGGAGGGCGTGGTCGCCTTCGCCCCGACGGCACTACTGGCCGCCGATGTGACCGATAGCCCGGAGGCACGGGTGATCCCGGTGAACGGCTGGCGCGATATCGGCGAGGTCGAGATCGGCACTCTGGCCAGCATCGGCCGCGAACTGGTCCGCGTCGACGGGATCACTCCCACCAGCATCACGGTCGGACGGGGATGCCTCGACACCGTCCCGCGCGCGCATGGCTCGGGCACGCCGGTCATCTTCTTCGACGAGGTAGCACGGATCACCGAGGACAGCTGGGCCGCAGGCGAGACGCTGGCCGCGCGGCTCCTGCCCGAGACCGGGCGCGGCACGCTGGCCTTCGCACTGGCGCTGGAAGACGTGGTGACGCTGGACCGCCGCGCCATCCGGCCTCTGCCGCCCGGGCGGGTGCAAGGCAACGGCAGCTACGCCCCCAATGTCGATGCGCTGGTCATCGGCCCTCTCGCCCTGACCTGGACGCATCGAGACCGGCTGACCCAGACGAGCCCCGTCATCGTCGATCACACCGGGGCCTCGATCGGGCCAGAACCGGGGGTGAGCTACATAATCGAAGTGCGCTGGGTGGATCCGGACACGGGGGCGGCCATCCTGCCCGCGGGCGTGGTGATCGACGCTGGCAGCGCCGCCAGCTGGTCCCTCGCACCCGAGGCCATCCCGGAACTCGGCGCCCCGGATCGCACGGCCGAGATCGAACTGGCCATCCGGTCCCGGCGTCTGGTCGAGGGCAGCTGGGTCACGGATCGCGAGGCGCGGTGGTTTCGACTGACGGCGCCCTTCGCCGCCGGATGGGATCGCGGCTGGGGTTTCCTCTGGGGCACCTGACCCCGGAATTCACGACAACGAACGAGGACGAGCATGCCGGAACGGATCATGCCCGGATTGGGGCTGCGCGCCTTCTACGATCCCGGCCAGCGCAACTGGGGCACCAGCCTCAGCGAAGACCTGCGCCGCCTATCGGCCCTCGTGCAGGCCCGCGCCGCATCGCGGACAACGCCGCTGCCTGCGACCGGCAGCACGGGCCAGATGCTGATCGTGCCCGCTGCGGCCGGGGCCAATGCGAATGCGCTGGCTCTTTGGGATCAGTCTCCGACCGGGGCTGCGGCTTGGGTCTACCTGACCCCGCAGGAGGGCTGGCAGGTCTGGATTGCCGATGAGGCTCGGCATTTGCGCTTCACGGCCGGGGCATGGGTCGAGGTGCCGCGTCCGGGCATCGTGCGCATCCGCACCCTGACCGCCACCAGCCACACGCTTGAGGCAATCGATCTGGGAAGCATCCTCGAAACCACCGGATCCTCGGCCGTCACCGTGACGATCCCGCCAGAGGCCTCCGTTCCCTTCGAGATCGGCGCGCTGATCAACGTGACGCAGATCGGTGCCGGGGTCGCGACCGTAGAAGCGGCGGCAGGGGTGTCGCTGAACGGCGTCCCGGGCGGATCGGTCGCCCTCGACGGCCAACGGTCCGGTGCCGCCCTCGTGAAGCGCGGGGCAGATGCCTGGATCATCCAGGGTGCGCTTGCTGGGGCCGTCGCATGAGCCTTCTGATGATGCGCGGCGCGCTCCTCGCGCAAGGCGGAGATGCTGCGCCCCCGGTCGACATCGGCGCGGTCTGGCAGCTGGACACCACCCGGCGCCCTCCGGGCTATACCCTATCGGATGGCAACCAGACCGCCGTCAACACCTCGGGCGGCACCAACTATCTGCGCTGGGTGCCGACCGCCAGGGCGATCCTGCCTACGGACGGGCGGCGCTATTGGGAGGTTCTCTGCGCCCCAGGTGCCGCGACCTTCGATGGCTACATGGGTGTCGTCTCGGCCGCGCAGCGCGAGGAGTTCAACGTCGGCCTCAACCCGATCACGCTGGGCTCGATCGGCTGGCGTGGCACCGGCGCGCTCTGGTCCTCCCCCACTGCGACGGCCGAACAGCGGCTGACGGGCCTTCCCACCTTCGGCGCGGGCGATGTGCTGATGTTCGTCCTCGACCCGGCCCTTGGCCGCCTCTGGATCGGCAAGAACGGGATCTGGCGCGATGATCCGGTCAGCGCGGCCGCGACCTGGACCGCAGGGGGTAGCCTCGCCTTCTATCCGCAGGTCCAGGGGCGCAATCCCGGCGATGGCGGAACACTCCGCTCGCTGCCCTCCCAGTTCAGCTACCCCGTGCCCCCCGGCCTGACGGCACTCGGCTATCTCGATCCCGATCTGCGCTTCTTCGACGCCGCCGCCTTCCTCGAGATCGGCTGGGGCGGCGGCCTCAGCGTCGCGGGCGCGTCGCTCTGGATCAGCCGGGGCGGCGGGCCGCATCTCGGCGCCGCCGATGCCGCGCTCTTCGTCGAGCACGGTGGAGGTCGCGGTGCCACCTGGACCCAAGCCAACCTCTACATCGAAGTGGAACTGCCATGAGCTACATCCTGCATCTCGGCCACCAGCCGACCGACGTCTCGGGCATCGCCGGGATGCTCAGTACCGTCGCTGGCGGCTTCGACGCCAACCTCGACATCAATGGTGTTCGCTTCATCGGATCGCGCACATATGCGGCCCCTTTTTCGGTCGCATTCACGCCGCCCGTGGGCGATCTCTGGCTGGGCTTTCGCTATGTGCCGCCCAACGCCGACTCCGAGAACATCACAGAGGCGACGGCGAACTTCCTCGACATCTATGACGCCAGCCAGGTCCGCATCGCGCAGGTCCAGCCCCTGTCCAGCACCAAGCGATACCATGCCATCGCCAGGGGGGACACGACTGTCCAGGGTGGGTCCAGCTACACCGCGTCCAACGGCCAACCGCAGTGGATCGACGTGCGGGTTTCGGTCGGAACGAGCATCACCATCGACTTCTACGTCGATGGCGTGCTGCAGAGTTCTGCCACGGCCGCCAACACGCAAGGCAAGGGCAAGCCGGTGCAGATCGTCTTTGCCAACACCGGCCTGCATGGCACCAGCACGACGCGCACCTGGTACTATGCGCATTTCGCGGTGCTGGACGGGGTGTCGACCATCGGGAGGCGCTTCGTGCGGCGCACGCCCAATGCGATCGCAACCTTCAGCCAGATGGCGGGCAGCATCGACGCGTTGAAGGACGAGGATGTCAGCACGCGGGTTTCCAGCAACGCGGCCGGGCAGCGGCTGTCCTTCTCGCTCTCGGGGCCGACCGGGCCTGCGGCGGTCGCGGCCATCGCGGGCGTGCATGTGAAGCAGGTCGCGCAAGCAGGGACAGTCGGGCCGCAGATGGTCGCGGGTTTCCTGCGCATGGGTGGGGTCAATTATGATGCGGCCACGGTCGCCGTGCCGTCT